TTATTTTGCAAGTCTAACCAAATCACATCCAGGTATTACGGAGGTCGTTAAGAAAGATAAATTGCAAGTAGATGTTCTTGGTATTGATTTCAATTGTTTGATTCATCGATATTTGAAAGATGACGACCCTTACAATTCTGTTCTAGACGCATTTGAATATATTCTTAATACAGTCTGCAAAGCTAGAAAAGTAATCATTGCACTCGACGGTCTTGTTCCATATGCTAAAATTGTACAACAACGTTACAGAAGAATGCGTCTCAAAGAAACAACGGGAGTATTTGACCGCAATCAGATTTCACCTGATACACCCTATATGCGCGAATTAGAAAAACTTATTGCTATTCGATTTCCATATGCTATTATCTCTGGAACTACTATTCCAGGAGAAGGTGAGCATAAACTATTTTTGGAACTCAAAAAGATTCCTGAGACTGAACGTGAATCAGTGTGTATTTATGGGTTGGATGCTGACCTAATTCTCATTTGTCTTAAAAATCATAAAGTATCAACTGTGTATGGAATGAAACTTCTAAGAGAAAGTGCGGAGTTTAATGACCCTAAACTAAAACATGCTGAATTTGCTACATTGTCAATCAGCAAACTTTTACTACAGATTCCAATTGATATTACACAATATATAGCTTTATCAATTCTTTGTTTTGGAAATGATTTTATGCCTAATCTTGGAATGTTTTCGCTAAGAGAAGATGGATACGACAGAGCTATTCATTTGTATATGGAATGTCGAAAGCCAAATCTAACTACCTTTGAAGGAAGACGTACATTTATAAAACATGCTGCAGCAAAGGAAGAGTTTGTGCTAAGAGAACGTATTAGACTACGTAAACGACCAGAAGAGAAATCTTTGATTAAAGACTATTCTTTATTCTCTAAAAAGTATGGACTTCATGTATTAGATGGAGTTACCGATATGAATCCTGTTGTAGACGCATATTGGAAAACATTTCATTGGACTATGTACTATTTTTTTAATAATGCACCTATGAATTGGGATTGGATATATCCGTATGTAGATGCGCCATTGGTATCAGATATTTATAAACGCAAAGAAATCAGTTATAAACAAATTAGACCTCTAAATTTTACGATTACTCAACAACTACAATGTATTATGCCTAAAACATCGTTGCGTCTTGCTAAACGCCCAATTAAATTTTTGGATGAGATTCATGCAGAAACTAGAAATACATGGCTAAAAAGACATGAGTGGGAAATGAAACCAAGAATTTCAATTCCTTGGCATCCTACCGAGTCCCTAACTTCAGTTTTCCCCCTGTAAGACGAAATCCTACCTTTAGAGGAATTACTATATTTGTCGATGAAAATACATTTTGAACTGTACGCGAATTATCTTCAATAAATTCAGTAACATTTGCTTCTGGAAATACTATATCGGCTATTGAGAATTCACGTGGATTCCAATATTCGTAATTAATTTTTTGAACTTCTCGTATAAATCCCAACCGAATTCTACCTTCACCAGTCAGTTCACGCTGATAATTGCGTATCACATGGTTAATATAATTTTGACGAAAAACGGGTAAAGGCGTTAATTTGCTATTCTGCACAATAGTTTGTATGCAATCTGCTACTGTATATATAATAGGTTTATCGAGTCTTTTATTAACTGTATTATGTGCTCTTACAATAAATAAAAATAAATCAAATTTACTATTTGCCCATTCAGGATGTCTACTTTTATACATAGCAAACATATTTGTAAAATGTGAACGACACGATGGACAAGTAATACTTTCCGCAAAGCTTCTCATAAATGAGAATAAAATTGATTTATCTTCACCCGAAGGATTTTCAGGATAATTCAAAGAAATAGAATGTAATGTCATCCAACCTAATGGTCCCCAGATTCGTGACATTCTTCAGTTATATAAGACTTATGAAATGAATCCGGCAATCATTCCGCCTTCTACCATTTCACGAACAGTTTTTATAGGTGCAGTTGAACTTTTAAGTAAATTAGATTCCATTGCCTTTTTACGAACTAACGCATCTGGCATTCTACGAACTGTTTTACGAATACGTTTCGCTCTCTTATTTTCTTTATGAAATCTCATCGTGAACTTTTTAGAAGGAGGAGCTTTAGCTGGGTCTTTAACAGGTACGACTCTTGCAGTTCGTAGATTACTGCGAGGGTACGTCTTGTGATTCTTGTGTTTTCCTAATGGTTTGGATACTACGGGAGCTGCAGTTTCTTCTAGTTTTGTAACTTTGTACTCCATCTCTATTAAAAACGAATCAAGAATAGATTTACGGCTATTCTGTTTTATAGGATTACCATGGACTGGGACTCAATTAACACATATTTCCAAAACTCTGGTGTAGCAAGACTAGTCGAGCATCAAATTGAATCCTTTGAGGATTTTATTCGTAACAAGATTCCTCTGATTGTATCCTCCACTGCGCCTATCGTAGTATGGCATGAACAAGATGAGACAACTAAAAAGTATAAATATGAGTTTCGCCTTACATTTGAGAATATTACCTACATGAAGCCACGCATTCAGGAAGCTACTGGCCGTATTAAGCCTATGTTTCCTCAGGAGGCTCGCGCGCGCAACTTTACATATGCAGCACAGATGTTCAGTGATGTACGTTTCACTGTAAGAGCATATAAGGGTCTTACGCTATCTGAGTATGATGAGAATGTAAAAGTATTCGAAGGAATTTCTCTTGGAAAGATTCCAGTCATGCTTGGTTCATCTCTCTGTATCATGAAGGATTACCCTATGACAAAAGAGGAGATTGGTGAGTGTCCATATGACCCATTTGGTTACTTTCTAATTCATGGAAGTGAGAGAACGATTTTGTGTCAGGAGAAGGTTGCAGATAATCGTATCATGGTATTTCAAAGTAAAAAGACTGCAGCTAAATTCACTCATTCTGCTGAAATGAAATCTCTTCATGAATCGTTTACAACTCCTCCTAAGAAGCTAGAAATTCGCATTAGTTCTAAGTTCAATGGATTTGGATATCCTTTGACGATGTGTGTTCCACGCTTTCGTGAAGATATTCCTCTAATTGTGATGTTTCGTGCATTTGGAATGGAATGTGATGAAGATATTGTCAATCTGATTTGGGGAGATAACGATAAGCTTTCTGAGCTATTGGCTGCATCCTTTAAGGAATGCTCTGACATCAAAGTCTATACTCGTGAAGATGCAATTGAATACCTCACTCATCATCTTCAGTATGGAACTACATCTGAGGACAAGAAAGGCTATGTTCGCTCTCTTCTAGAGACTGAGTATCTTCCTCACGTGAGATTCGGAGGTGACAAGTCAGGAATTAGAACTTTGGAAGCTCGTAAGATGATGCTGACTGCATGGCTAGTTCGTCGACTAGTTCTTACCGAGCAAGGATTTCTCAATATTGATGACCGTGATGCCTATCCTAATAAGCGCGTAGTAAACACTGGCGCACTTCTCACTCATCTGTTTCGTCAGCTGTTTCAGAAAGTATGTAAGGATATTCGCAGTAAGTTTGTTCATGAAGTAAACAACGATACATGGAAGAAGGGCGAGTCTCCAAGACCTCTAGAAGTTCTAAATATCAATAATCTCTATAAAATTCTGAAAGTATCTACTATCGAAGGAAAGCTAAAGCAGGCTCTTGCAACTGGAAACTTTACTGTACAAGGTCTTGGAACTTCTACTGCAACTATGTCAAATGCAACAAAAGTAGGTGTATCTCAAGTTCTTAATCGACTATCCTATTCTGCTACACTCAGTCATCTGCGTCGTATTCAGACTCCCGTAGAGAAATCAGGCAAACTACTTGCTCCTCGCAAACTGCATGGAAGTTCTTGGGGATATGTATGTCCTGTAGAAACTCCAGAAGGTCATTCTGTTGGTATTGTAAAATCAATCTGTATGTTATCTGCAATTACTCAACATACTCCTGCATTTGTAGTTCTCAACCTTCTTGAAACTATGCCTGTAACTTGGATTACGAATCTTACACAGAAATATGAGGGAACTATGATTGTTGTAAATGGAGTAATTATTGGGTATACTAGTGACCCACTCAAAGTAACAAAGGACCTGAAGCACGCAAAGAGAACATTTAAGCTACACCCTCATACAGGAATTACATGGAATATTCTTCAGCATACGTTAGCCATTGAAACTGACGGAGGTAGGTTTGTAAGACCTCTATTTAGAGTAGAAAATGGTAAGCTGGTAGACCCTCCAGTCAATCCTACTGAGTGGAATGATTGGGTTAGAACGTGTATTGAATATATTGACCCATGTGAGACTGAAACTATTCGTGTAGCTATGACACCTGCAGATATTACTAGCATTCATACTCATTGCGAGATTCATCCTACGATGATTCTTGGACATATGGCTTCCAGTATTCCTTTCAGTGACCATAATCAGTCACCTCGTAACACCTATCAATCTGCTATGGGAAAGCAAGCGATGGGAATCTTTGCAAGAAATTATGCAAAAAGACTTGATAAGAATGGCTATATTCTGTGTACACCTATGCGTCCATTCGTAGAGACGCGTATGATGAATGTTCTGAAAACTCATGAGATGCCATCAGGAGATAATATCATGGTTGCAATTGGTATTTATGGTGGATATAATCAGGAGGATTCAGTCATTCTAAATAAAAGTGCAGTGAATCGTGGATTGTTTAGAACACTGTATTACACAATTTACAAAGACGAAGAGCATCGTAACATCGCATCAGGTAAGGAGGAGAAGTTTACGAGAGCAAGAAGAGATAATACTCGTGGATTCAAATCAAGTTCCTATGCTGCTATCACAGATACAGGTGTACCTATGATGAATTCAATTATTCATGAGAACGATGTTGTCATTGGAAAGGTAACGAGTATCAAATCTGACCCTAATGGATATGCCTATCGTGATTCGAGTACCACTCACAAGAACTCTGAGCCTTGTCGTGTAGATGGTGTGTGGCAAGACAAGAATTCAGACGGATATCCTTTTATCAAAGTACGTGTAGTTTCTGAGCGTGTTCCTGAGATTGGAGACAAATTCAGTTCTCGTCATGGACAGAAGGGAACTTGCGGAATTATGTTAAATGAGGAGGATATGCCGTATACTGCAAGCGGTATGAGACCTGACCTAATTATGAACCCTCATGCTGTTCCGTCTCGTATGACAATTGCTCAACTGATGGAAACTATGTATGGAAAGATTTGTTGCGAGAAAGGAACTCTTGGTGATGGAACTCCTTACTCTCATTTGAAATCTGATAATATTCGTGGGCAACTACTTGAGCTAGGAATGCATCCCTATGGAAATGAGATTATGTATAACGGCCAGACTGGTGAGATGATGGAAGCAGAAATCTTTATGGGTCCTACATTCTATCAGCGTCTCAAGCACATGGTTATTGACAAGAAACACTCTCGTGCTCGTGGCCCTATTGTGAGCCTCACACGTCAGCCTTGCGAAGGAAGAAGTCGTGATGGAGGTTTGAGAGTAGGAGAGATGGAGCGTGATTGTATGATTAGTCATGGAATCTCCATGTTCACGAAAGAGAGACTCATGGATGTAAGTGACCCATTCACGACTGGATTTTGTAAGTCTTGTGGTACCCTTGCAGTAGTTAACCAAACTGAGAATATCTATAGCTGCGGTACATGTGGAATTCGAACTGAGTTTGAAATGAAGACTATTCCGTATGCGGTTAAGTTATGGTCTCAAGAACTAGAAGCTATGCATATCGTTCCAAGAATGGTATTTGAGTAATTAATTAATTTTCTGTACAAAATACTGTGTCTGTTTTAGTCCTAAAACTTTAATACGTGTATGATATCCATTTAAAAATGCATCGATACCTCGTTTAGTTAAATCAGGACCTCCCCAACCATAATCATCAAATATCATATATCCTCCAATTTTTAGTTTTCTGAATGCTAAAACAGCATCTTCTAGAACATAATCAGGTTGATGATTTCCATCAATATATATCATATCAAACTCATTATCTTCAAACGTAGGAATCACTACATTGCTAAAGCCTCGTTTAACAATAAATTTGGATGGATCAGTTGTATTTGAAATATTTTTTGTAAATGTGTTAAATATACTATCTTGTTGCCCTTTATACTCAGGGTAATCTGCATAATCTATCCATGGATCAACACAGTATAGTTTTGAGTCGGGATGTTTACCATATGTTTCGTTTACAGAAATAACATTTGCTCCGTAAAATGCTCCAATTTCTAAATAGGTTATTGGACCATTTGATCGAGGTATATATCCAAACCAGTTATCGGCTAGTCTATATTGAATTCCCTCGATATTAACAGTCATGCTAGCAGCTGGTTTCTGAAATCCAAATCGCCGCATTTTTATTACCCGCTAATAAAATTGGGATTTATAAACATTCGTAAGCCTTGATTAAAAGATATATGTTCGCAAGTTATATTCCCATCATATGAATGTCCTCGTATAGCAGATGTTTTATATAAAGCCATTCCCCCAAATGCAGATGTACATGATATCCAATCACTTGTTATAGGTATGTTTTTCTTTAAAGGTTCTACGTAATATGCATAATATTCTCTATAATTGAAATTTCTTACCTTTCCTCCGATATAACCAGTTCGTCGTCTTGTAAAAATATCATCCATAATACCTAGCGTTTGTGAGCGCAAAGCCCAAATATCATAATATTTATCTAAACGGTTGGATGCTACTGCATCCCAATCATTTCGTAGAAAACATGATTCTAATTGTTCTTTAAATGTATCTTGAATACGTAGAACATTATCTAAATCAACTACTAACAGATAATCGTGGTCAGTTATATATTTTAAATACTCATTTCTGCATCTTGCAATACGTTGTGTTCTTGAGCCTTCTAAATTGCCCAATGAAATTACGGTTCGCCTAGAATCTTCAGATGCCCAGTTTTTTAATACTTGAAATGAAGTATCATCTGAATTAGATTCTACAATTACACATGTATAATTTTCAATTGTTTCAAAAATACGGGAAAGTGATAATTTAGCAATATCCCATGTTTTAGTTATATTTCTTGCTGTTCCTGCAACTAAAAATTTCATTTGTACCTATTCAATACTTCTTTCCAGTATGAAAGTGTAATTTTTTCAAGAGTTCCTCTAGGTTGATATGAATCTAATAATTCTTTTGTTACTTCATTCCAGTCTTTTACAATTAATACGGGCAATCCTTCAAACATAGAATCTAACGGAGATGTTTTTACAATTGGAATACACCCTAATGCAAGGGCTTCCCAAGTTCTATGACAATCTAAACCATTTCCATGAGGAGAAATAACATATTTATATCTAATCATTGTATTCCAAGATTGGTCTCTTGGAACTTTTCTAGGCTCATAAAATACTAAATCTCTTGGAATCATAGTCATAGCTAGTCTTCTATCAACTGCATATCGAGTTGTCATTAAAAAGTGAAAATTTGAATAACAAAGAGGTAAGCGTTCCTTTGCAGAGTTTCGGATATATAGTAATGTATTTTCTTGTTGCTGTAATGTTTGTTTACTTCCCCAAATATGTCGCGATTGTGCTAATGTATGAAAATCAAGACCAATAGGTAATTGTTTTAATTTTTCAGAAGGTAATACACAATTCTGAGAATACCAACAGATTAATAAAGAATTTGCCAGAATAGTATTAGCTTCAGTTTGACAATCACTAGGAACTGTCATATCTGAATCACCTGAAACAAGAATAAATGGAAACTCTATTTCGGGAAGATAATTTGCTACAAAGTTTTTCAGAGCAGTTGGATGACAATATATTGTTTGTCCGGGTTTTGTAGGAAATGTGTCAGGAACTCGTAGACTTTCAGAGACAGGATTACTAATTCTATGGTCACATAAAGCTAGTAAACTTCTAGATGCAACAAACATATTATTAAAACGGATTGTAATTTAATGTCAAAATAAAACGATATGTCCCTCGAAATTGTTATTGGTCCAATGTTCTCAGGTAAGTCTTCTTACGCAGTTCAATATATTAGAAGAAAACTTGCTATTGGTATGAAGGTACTCGTTGTTAAGCCTTCTATTGATAAGAGATATTCACAAGATAATGTACTTGTAACACATAATAAAGAAACTGTACCATGTATTACATGGGATACTGATGAACCAATTGTAGTGAATAACAGAATTCTTGGAAATCCGTGTATTGTTATCGAAGAAGCTCAATTCTTTAAAGGACTTCGAGATTTTGTAACAAGTCTATTGAAACTTCGAAGTGATATTCTACTTATTGGTTTGAACGGTGATGCTTTTCAGAAACCGTTTGGAGAAATTCATGAATGTATTCCGCTTGCCACAGATATCAAAATGCTAAATGCACTGTGTTGTATTTGCAGAGATGGGTCTCCTGGTTCATATTCTAAACGAATTGCCCCTGATAGTGGACAAGTTCATGTTGGTGGAGCAGAATCTTATATAGCTGTGTGTTTTAGACATCTTGATTTTCCACCCTTCTAAATAATGAATAGTTATCTTATTGAATTTATGGGTACAGTTATTATATTATTTACAGGACTCCTTACTGAAGGAAATCCTGCAATTATAGCTATAGTATACTTTGCAGTTTTTTACATTGGACATCATTATTCTGAAGGGTTTCATAACCCTTTAGCTGTATGTATTAAGTATTTTCTTGGAAGAATGTCGTTGCAAGATTCTATAAATTATTTAGCCACTCAGGTTTTAGCTGCGTTTGCTGTTTTTGTAACCTTTATGCCACTAAAGACTTTAATGAACGATGTCTAATAGAAATAAATGAGCCTATTTCTTTGGATTCCTGACCAAACTCTTCGTACTGATATGAGACTTCATGTACGTAATCGTAGATGGACTGATTCTGGTCTTGATATTCTGTGTCCTGCGCATGAACTTGATTTTTCCAAAAGCAAACTGGCCGCTGAAATCAAGACTGGTATTCACGCGGCTGCTTTGGATTCTAAAGGTAACCCAGCCCCCTATCTACTTCTTGTAAGGTCTTCAACTAGTCTGACACCTCTTCGTCAGTCTAATCAGCTTGGACTTGCAGATGCAGGATATCGTGGAGAGCTGATTGCTAGAGTTGATTGTGCTGATTCGGATGCTCTATATTATACGATTGAACATGGAAGACGTCTATTTCAAATCTGTCAGAATAACTGGCTTCCATGGGACAGAATTGAATTTGTTGATTCTCTTGACGCACTTCCAAAACCTCCTGATGGAAGAGGAGATGGTGGTTTTGGGTCTACTGGTTGTTAGAATCTGTTTCTCAAAATAATAAGAGAAATAGTATCATGAATAATTGCTAGCCAATATCCAGAATACCAAGATGTTTTAAGTCCATATACTCCAATCAAAAGAACTAGAAATCCACGCAGAAATGTATTTATTAGCAAATTTGCAGTTGGAAAAAGCCAGAAGTCCATTTATATCTATGCTCAACTAATTGTTGTCACCCCCACGCCAAATTTACCTAAAACTTTTTTCTTGCAGTATGACATAAACAAAAATGGGTGGTGGTTTAATGCAGCTCGTATCTTACGGTGCACAGGATATCTATATCTCCGGTAATCCCCAGATTACGTTCTGGAAGATTCTGTACAAGCGTCACACCAACTTCGCCATGGAGTCCATTGAGGTGACCTTCAACGGTCAGGCAGACTTCAACAAGCGTGTGACTGCCGTGATTAACCGTAACGCAGACCTAATGTACAAGACCTACGTGCAGGTGACCCTCCCCCAGGTTGGACTTGACAATGCCGCCAAGGGTTTCCGCTGGGTGAACTACATTGGCCACCGTCTCATTAACCAGGTTGAGCTTGAAATCGGTGGTCAGCGTATTGACCGCCAGTATGGTGACTGGATGCAGATCTGGACTCAGCTATCCACGGATGCTGGCTCTGTGGCTGCTCTTGATTCCATCGTTGGTAACACTCATGACCTAGTTCTCATGAAGCGTGGTACTGGTCTAGCACTAGATTCTACCTGCTCTGCTAACGAGACCACTATCTCTTGCATTCCTCGTGCAGGTACCCCCGCAACCACCCTGTATGTGCCTCTCCAGTTCTGGTTCTGCCGTAACCCCGGTGTGGCAATCCCTCTGATTGCTCTCCAGTACCACGAGGTTCGTGTGAATGTGCAGTTTGAGACCTGGCAGAACTGCCAGTACTATGAGTCTGCCGTCGGTGCTACTGCTGCTCTGCCCCAGTCCTCTCTGGCTGCTGCATCTCTGTATGTGGACTATGTGTACCTCGACACTGAGGAGCGTCGCCGTTTCGCTCAGCAGAGCCACGAGTACCTCATTGAGCAGCTACAGTACACTGGTGCTGAGAGCATCACCAGCTCTTCTAACAAGATTCAGCTGAACTTTAACCACCCCGTTAAGGAGCTACAGTGGGTTGTGCAGCGCGATTCTTTCGTGGACTGCTCCGTGAATGCTTGGATTGCATCTGTGGGTGGCATGCAGCCCTTTAACTACTCTGATGACTTCAGCACTGACGGTATGATTACCTCTCTACTGTCTCAGGGTGGTGCTGGAACTGCTGCTACCAGTGCAGTGCCCACTGCTTCTGCGGTTCTCGGACAGGGTGCTACCATGGCTGCTTCTCAGTATGGTGCAGATACTCTTGATTCCAATGGTGGCCAGGAGTTCGATGCTGGTGTCAACTACCTGCTCGCCAAGGTTATCCTTGCCTCTGGTGTTCGTTGCGAGGGCAAGAACCCCGTGGAAGTCGCCAAGCTCCAGCTCAACGGCCAGGACCGCTTCACTGAGCGTGAGGGCTCTTATTTCGACAAGGTGCAGCCTTACCAGCACCACAGCCGCACTCCTTCTACTGGTATCAACGTGTACAGCTTTGCTCTCCGCCCTGAGGAGCACCAGCCTTCTGGCACTTGCAACTTCTCTCGTATCGACAAGGCAACTCTCCAGCTCACTGTGTCTCTCAACACCGTGCAGAATGCCAACACTGCTCAGGTACGCGTGTATGCCCTGAACTACAACGTTCTCCGTGTGATGTCCGGTATGGGTGGCCTGGCCTACAGCAACTAAGCGTAGTTGTCTGCTGGTATTTCTAATTAAAAAACTAAATAAGGGGAAACCCACAATTGAGAGTAAAAACTTACCTTCAATTGTAAACAAATGCCTGATAACAAAACTAGAAGAGTCGGAAGCCGTGCAGAAGTAATGCATGGAACTGTTGAAAAGACTACTGGTGGTCTTACCAAAGAGGATTTAGAATACAATAAGTATGGTAGAATTGTATCTAAAAAACGTAGTAAAACTATGAAAGCTAAACATGCAAGTGGATAAAAACGGATTAAAGAGCAATACAATAGTCTTACAGTAGGCAATATGTCTACACCAGGTAATTTCAATTTTATGCCACATGACGAAGCAGCAATGATGAGCGATATGTATCAAGCAATTACAAAGACAAATAGTTGGGAATGGCTTAAGACAGCTGTGATTACAGCGGAGAATATTTCTAGGTCACAGCACACAAACAAGATTCTAGGAGCTATGAAACATCCTGAAATTCATAGTGGATTCACTCTTGTACACACTCTTGGCGCTATGCAGTATATTGCTCAGAAGGGTTGGGATACATATGTAGAAATTCGCCAATATTTAGTTTCTAAGGATTAGGGTTTTAAACGCAGCAAAATAAACAACATAAAAATGCCAGAGTACATTGTTGAAGCGAAAACTGTACAGACTGC